GCAGAACTACAGAGAATGTTACAAGATAATGATGAAACAATGAGTAATGTGGTAGACATAACACCGCAATTGAACAAAGATGATAACAACTGATAAAACCACTTATCTAGGTAATTCTCAAGTAAAAAGAGATGGCATAGATGAAAAGTGGACAAAAGAACTTATAAAAGAATATCAAAAATGCATGAAAAATCCTGCATATTTTGCTACTACTTATTGTAAAGTTATAAACTTAGACAAAGGCCTAGTGCCCTTTGCGTTATATCCTTATCAAAAGAAGATGTTTAAATCATTCGATGAGAATAGGTTTAATATTGTATTAGCGTGCCGTCAGTCAGGTAAATCTATATCATCTGTTTCATATCTGCTATGGTATGCACTGTTTCATACAGAAAAGACGATTGCTATATTAGCAAACAAAGGTGCGACTGCACGTGAGATGCTGGCTCGAGTTACATTGATGCTAGAAAATCTACCGTTCTTTCTACAACCTGGTACAAAAGCGTTAAACAAAGGATCTATTGAGTTTAGTAATAACTCACGGATCCTTGCTGCTGCCACGTCTGGTAGTTCTATTCGTGGTCTTTCTGTTTCGTTATTGTATCTTGATGAGTTTGCATTTGTTGAAAAGGCTACAGAATTCTATACGTCTACCTATCCGGTTATTTCATCTGGTACAAGTACAAAGGTTATTATTACATCTACTGCCAATGGTATTGGCAATATGTTCTATAATCTATGGCAAGGTGCAGAGCAAGGTGTAAATGATTATAAACCATTCCGTGTTGATTGGTGGGATGTTCCTGGTCGAGATGAAAAGTGGAAACTACAGACAATATCTAATACATCACCATTGCAATTTGATCAAGAGTTTGGTAATACATTCTTTGGTACTGGTGATACACTTATTAATGCCGAAACGCTTATGAAACTCAGGGCAAAAGCCCCATTTAAAGTCGGAGAAGGTGGCAACTTATTAGTCTATGAAGATGTTAACAAGAAACACGACTATATTATGTGTGTTGATGTTGCAAGAGGAAGAGGTCAGGACTATTCAACTTTTACCTTAATCGACATTAGCACGAAACCTTTTAGACAGGTGGCTGTATATCGCTGTAACACTATATCTCCTATCCTCTTCCCTACTGTTATATATAAGTACGCAGTTTTATACAACAATGCATATACTGTAATTGAGTCAAATGATTCGGGACAGGTTGTATGTAATGGATTATATCACGACTTTGAATATGAGAATATGCATGTTTCAAGCTCAATCAAAGCAAATGCGCTTGGTACTGAGATGACTCGTAAGGTTAAAAGACTTGGATGCTCGGCAATAAAAGATCTATTAGAGACCGAAAAATTAGAGATAGTTGACGAAGAAACCATACTTGAGATATCAACATTCATATCAAAGGGACAATCATATGAGGCATCTGAAGGCAATCATGACGATATCATGATGAACCTTGTTATGTTTGGTTATTTCTGTTCAACTGAGATGTTTAGAGACTTAACCGACATTAATATAAAACAAATGTTATACGATCAAAAGATAGCAGAGATTGAAAATGACATACCTTCATTCGGATTTATAGATGATGGTAGCGATCAGATAGCCAAAATTGAACGAGAAGAAGAAAATCATCCATGGGCTATTGAATATGAGCAAAATTTCTAATGTTATAAATAACAGTATTGAATATCCGTATTATGAAAAACATATCATTTAGGTTCAAAGAAGGACACCAACCATGGCAATAGGTACACCATCAGAGTCACCGGCAATAGTCGTCAGGGAACTCGATAGAAGCGGTGTAGTACCCAACGTTCAAACCACTACAGGGGCTTTCGTAGGAAATTTTAACTGGGGTCCTGTCAAACAGGCTACGTTAGTTTCTGATGAAAGTGCGCTGGCTGAAACGTTCGGTTCTCCCGATTCTTCAAACACAATAGATTTTCACGGTGCTGCATACTTTTTACGGTACGCAAACACAATGCAAGTAGTCAGAGAAGTTACATCTGCTGCTTTTAACGCACATGATTCTGACGCGAACGCGACAGTATTAGTAACAAATAGAGACAATTGGGATGATCAGATTGCTGCTCGAGACAGTGACAAGCATTCATTTGTAGCTAAATGGCCTGGTAACTTAGGCAACTCATTAAAGATTTCATTCTTACCGGCAGACTCAGACAATGCCACTACAATATTTGATGCTTGGCCTTTCAAATCATCATTCGACGCAGCTCCTACAACATCAACTCACGCAGCAAATAGAACTGCTACAAGTGATGAAGTGCATGTTGCTGTAATCGATGAAGATGGTTTGTTTACTGGAACAAAAGGAAGTGTACTAGAAACATTCCCATTTGTATCAATAGCATTAGGTGCTCAAAACGCAGACGGATCTACTAACTTCATTAAAGATGTTATCAACAACTCATCTGAATATGTTTGGATGGCTGGTTTCGGAGATGAGAATAAGTTCTCAGCGTTAGCAGGTACAACAGCAGATAGCGGAGATGCTTATCTTCAAAGAACTGGCTCGCCGGCTGCAGTTAATATATCGTTGAAAAACGGCGTTAACTCTGGTGCACTGACTCCAACACAATATGCTACAGGATTTGATAAATTTGAAGATCCAGACACAATTACTGTCGACTTCCTTATCGCTCCAGGCATGTCATCAAGAGCAGATCAAACCACGGTTGTTAACGATCTTGTAACAATAGCACAAACAACACGCAAAGATTGTGTTGTAACAGCTTCACCTGCAAGAACAGATATCGTTGCATCTACAACTCCGGTAACAAATGCTGTTACAACTGCTAACACATTTACCAATTCATCTTACCTTATCGTAGATAATAACTACCTTAAAGTATATGACAAGTACACTGATCAATACATCCAAATACCTGGTTCTTCAAGTACTGCTGGTATTATGGCTGCATCAGACTTCAACACAGCACCTTGGTTCTCACCAGCTGGTCCACGTAGAGGTCAATATGTAGGTATTACATCATTATCTTATTCACCAAATAAATCAGAAAGAGATACGCTTTATAAAGCTGGTCTTAATCCGATAGCAAATATACCTGGTCAAGGTGTATTACTCTTTGGGGATAAAACTAAATTAGCAAGACCAAGCGCATTCGATCGTATTAACGTACGTAGATTGTTCCTTGCAATTGAGAGAGCTATTGCGATAGCTGCACGTAACGTTATGTTTGAATTCAATGACGAATTTACTCGAGCAGAATTCCAAAACGTAGTTGAGCCTTTCTTACGAGAGATTCAAGGACGAAGAGGTATTACTGACTTCAGAGTGGTTTGTGACACTACAAACAATACAGCTGCAGTCATTGATCGCAATGAATTTAAAGCAGACATCTTCATCAAACCAGCACGTTCAATCAACTATGTAACTCTAAGTTTCGTAGCTGTTAGAACAGGTGTTGACTTTGAAGAAGTAGTCGGCACAGTTTAATTGACAGATAGGAGAATATAAACATGGCTATTCTTGGAGTAGACGACTTTAAAGCCAAGTTAAAAGGTGGTGGAGCCAGAGCCAATCTGTTCAAAGCGACTATTAACTTTCCGGCTTATGCATTAGGAGACGTAGAGATCACGTCATTCCTTTGCGAAGCAGCACAACTTCCTGGTTCATCGTTTGGCATCATCGAGATGCCTTTCAGAGGCAGGTTTTTAAAAATGGCAGGAGACCGTACGTTTGATACTTGGTCCCCTACAATCATAAACGATACTGACTTCGGTATTCGTAATTCAATGGAACGATGGATGAATGGTATTAATGCTCACAGAGCTAATACTGGTCTAGTTGCTCCGGTTGATTACGAAGCAGATTTGTTCATAGAGCAACTCGATCGTAATGGTGATAGCCTAAAGAAATACAACTTTAGAGGTTGTTTTCCAACATCACTATCAGCAATCGATGTTTCTTACGGTTCAAACGATGAAATCGAAAGATTTAGCGTTGACTTCCAGGTTCAATACTGGGAATCTGCAGATACAACCTCTTAAGGTTTGTATATATAATACTATAGCGAGGCATTAAGTTGCCTCGTTAATTTCAAATATGAAGGTTATTAAATGGCTGAAACGTCACTAAAATTATTTGGCTTTGAACTTCGAAGAGCTAAGAAAACAGAAGCTCAACAAGCTAAGCTAAAATCCATTGTACCTCCGGTTGACGAAGATGGTGCTGGTTACGTAACTGCTGCCGGTGCACATTATGGTCAATACATTGATATTGACGGAGACAAATCAAAAGACAATTACCAAATGATACAAAAGTATCGTGGTACTGCGTTGCATCCTGAAGTTGATGCTGCGATAGAAGATATTATGAATGAAGCAATTAGTGGAGCCGAAGAAGGTTTTGCTGTAAAACTTGAAATGGAAAGTTTAAAGGCTTCAAGCGGAATTCAAAAGAAAATCCAAGCAGAGTTTGATGACATCTTAAAGATGCTACACTTTACTGATTTGGGTCATGATATATTTAGACGATGGTACATTGACGGAAGACTTGCATTTCACTTAGTTGCAAATGTAGATAATCCTTCTAAAGGTATTGAGGATATACGTCCTATCGATTCTGCAAAGATTCGTAAGATCAAAGAAGTAAAGACTTCTAAAGATCCTGTTACTGGTGCCAAAATCATTGAGAACACAGATGAATACTACATTTATCAAGAGAAACCAGGTCAGCAACAGTCTGGCGTGAAGCTAACTAAAGACTCAGTTCTTTACGTTACATCTGGATTACTTGATGAGACACAGAAGAAGATTATATCTTATCTTCAAAAAGCACTTAAACCTCTTAATCAGCTACGTATGATGGAAGATTCATTAGTGATCTATCGTCTTGCACGTGCTCCGGAGCGTAGAATATTCTATATTGATGTTGGTAACTTACCTAAAGGTAAATCCGAAGAATATATGAAAAGCATAATGGCAAAGTATCGAAACAAACTTGTATACGATGCTTCTACTGGTGCAATTAAAGATGACAGAAAACATATGTCAATGCTCGAAGATTTCTGGTTACCACGTCGTGAAGGCGGTAGGGGAACAGAAATTTCTACATTGCCAGGTGGCGATAACCTTGGACAGATAGATGATATTCTATATTTCCAAAAACGTTTGTATAAGTCTCTTAATGTACCAATGGGCAGACTTGAGCAAGAAGGACAATTTAATCTTGGTAGATCAACTGAGATTTCACGTGATGAGCTCAAGTTTCAGAAATTTATCGATAGACTTCGTAAACGATTCTCTATACTCTTTGCAGAGATACTCAAACGACAGTTGATCCTTAAGAATGTTATTACAGAAGAAGACTGGGATGAATGGGGATCAGATGTACACTTTGATTATATAAGAGATAATCATTTTACAGAGTTAAAAGATGCAGAATTACTTCGTGAACGACTACAAACATTAGATATGACTCAACAATACATTGGAGAATACTTCTCTAAAGAATATGTATTTAGAAATGTATTAATGTTAGGTGACGAAGAAATAAAAGAAATGAAGAAACAAATAGCTGAAGAACAATCAGCTGGAGAAATAGCAGATCCGGAAGCAGAAGCAGAAGCAGAGGCACAAGCTCAGGCAGAAGCCGAGCCGCCTGCTCCAACCCCCGTACAAATAGTGAAACCAGAGAAAGAATAAAATAATGGCTGAAGAAGAAATGAGAACATCAAGTGGGGAACCACATCCTGCAGCAGGGGTAGCTGATATGATTGATTTAGCGTATGCTCAAGATTTTAATAAAGCAAATACTATATTTAATGATATGATGGGTGATAAAATATCAGATGCATTGGATCAAGAAAAGATTTCATTAGC